GCCAGTCTTTCCACCAGTGGGACCATGCGATTGATGGTTATAAGGTTTGCTTGATGAGTTACGGCCTGACATTCGTCAACAACAGCAACAAGGTAGTCATCGATTCCGAGTTTGCCCGGCTCAATGTTATTTGCAGCGGACGGTATGCGCCGACCCAAGAATCTGGCCTCGGCTCAACCACATACTTCCCCCGCGTTATCACCAGTGCAGAGCCTCCGCTAGTATTCTGCCGCCCGGACACTGGAGGCATTGCGGGGCTTACGGCTATGCAGGTACTCGGTTCAGCTGGTGCATGGGTTGGTTTTTACGTCCGGGCCTACGACGTGAACACTGCGCAACCGAACGGTCGTTACTTTGCCGCCACGTTTGGCGCGCAGCCAGTCGCCACCTATGGCATGCGCTTATGGGACGGTTCTTCAAAGTTGCTGTTTGACTCAGGAACGCCAACTGCCTTGTTCACTCGAGCATTTCAGAACTGGGCGTATGTTCGATCCGAAACGACCACCACGGGCAGCACACGAAGCTTTTACACGGTTAGCTTCAACTTTCCCGAAAACGAGTACCTGCTGATCAATACCTTCGGCATGAATATGTTAACGGGATCGGCGGCGGGTCGGCTTGTGAAAACCCTTTGGGAGTTCTCTACCGGGACGCTCTATGCCGTGACTGATGGTTTCAGTAATCCCTTCGCTTTCTTCATGCCCGCCGTGTTCGCAAAGCTCGCCGTTTAATTCACCTTAATAGGAAGTTGCCATGCCTTGGTATAAAGCCGGGACGGTTTCTGTCACCCAAAATTCCAATGCCGTGATCGGTACCGGTACTGCGTTTATTGCCAATAGTCGCGTCGGTGACGCGTTTCGCGGACCGGACGGTGGTTGGTATGAGGTCAGCAATATTGCCAGCGATTCGGCGATGTCGATTTCGCCGAATTATCAGGGGCCGACCAATGCTGCTGGCGTTTATGCATTGGCCCCGATGCAGGGGTACGTGAAGGATTCAGCCGATGCGCTCCGTGCTCTGGTGAATCAGTTTGGCGAACAGCTTGCAGCGTTGACCGACACTGACGGTCTTCCGGAGGGACCGACCAACAAATACTTCACCGACGCCCGGGTGCGCGGGGCCGTGCTTCAGGGGCTTGTCACTACTGACGGGGCGCCTGTCGTCGCAGCTGATACTCTTCTGGCCAGCATTGGAAAGCTTCAGGCACAGGTGGCTGCTCGACTGCCTCTAGCTGGGGGGAAGATGACAGGAGCGATCAACGCTGCCACTCCCGTGCCCTTGGCTTCGGCAGCAACGGTGGATATAGGCGCTGCTGCATCCAACGTCGTGACAATCAGCGGAACGACTGCGATTACAAGCCTGGGAACGATCGCGGCCGGGGCAATTCGCAAACTCAGATTCCTAGGGGCGCTGGTGCTCACCTACAACGTGACGTCGATGATTCTGCCGACGGGCTCGAGCATCACGACAGCGGCAAACGACACAGCGGAATTTTTGAGCCTGGGTGGGGGCAATTGGATTTGTCTCAACTACATCAGGGCCAACGGCAAGGCCTTGGCGAAAGACTTTGCTTACGACCGCGCAAACACCGTAGGCACGGTCGCGCAAGTATCCGGCGTTCCAACTAATGCTTTGATGGAAATCGGTTCCAACGCGAATGGGACATTCTGGCGATTCGCAAACGGATTGCAAATCTGCATAGGAAGTCTCATTAGCGGAGGAACAGCCTCAGTTCAAGGTTCGATCTATGTTTCTACGCCAGCCTCCGGGAGTTTCCCAATTGCATTCGTGGCGGCGCCGGTGGTAGTTGCTAGCGGCCTATACAACGCATCAGGGATGGGGTGGGCAACCCAAGCTACCTTTCAGACAGCCGCGATATGGGGGTCTTGGGCGGTATGCTTCGGCGCATCAAACGGCAGCGCCTCGACAATATATCTAATGGCAATAGGAAGGTGGTTCTGATGCGAATCAATCTATCCCCGCAGCGTCGGGACGACACTCTGGAAGTTATCAAAACCGGCGACGTCCTGACCGTCAATGGTGAAGATTTTGACTTCTCGCCAATTGGTGATGGCGACACACTGCCTGCATCAGCCATCACCTCGGAGTGGTTTTTCGATAAGGTTGATCGGATTGACGGCAAGCTTGTCTTAACTCTGATACTGCCGAACCCGTTTAATTACAGTCATGAGCAGGCATTTCCGGTGCCGCTGGAAAACGTTCCAGATGGTCTTGTAGTTTTTCCCGGCCCGCTACCAGAGTCTGAACTTGAAATGGCTCCCGAGGGTGTTGAATGAACATCGATTGGTCCCAACTAATTACCAAGGCTATGAAAGATGCCGCTGATCAAGCTGAGCAACTTGCTACCGCGAGGGCCGAGTTATCTGGTCGCAACAGCAAAGCGTTGGTCCAACTTGCGCGCATTCAAGAGCGCGTCGATACGATCGGTTTCGGCATCGATATAGGCGAAGTAACTGAAGAGGACGAAGCAGAGCAGGCCGCGTTACTGATCAATCTAAAAGCGTGGAAAACTTACAAGTTCGCACTGGGTAAAGTCACCGTGCAGCCAACTTGGTACGCCGCACCAGTGTGGCCGATTGAGCCGGCAGTGCCGGTAATAGTGGCTGATCCCCAGACGTTGAGTTCTGACCTGACCTGACGCGTAATCTCAGCACATGCAACCCGCCATCGAGCGGGTATTTTTTTGCCTGGAGAAAAGTGATGCCAGTTTCCGAAAAAGACCGCGACATCCTCGCGCGAACGATATGGGGTGAAGCCCGAGGCGAAACGTCGGCTGGACAAGTGGCCGTGGCCTGGACGATCCGCAATCGTGTATTCGATGGTAAAGAGAGGTCTTGGTGGGGCGAGGGCTATGCCGGTGTGTGCCAGAAGCCTTACCAGTTCAGCTGCTGGAACAAGACTGATCCGAACTATCAGTTCCTGATTGGAGTGAAGCAGATCCCGTTTCGCGAATTGGCACAGTGTCGAGTCGTGGCCGACCAGGTGATCGACGGCAAGGTGTCCGATCCCACCGGCGGGGCAACGCACTATTACGCGGTCAGCATGAAAACTCCGCCGGCCTGGTCATTGAACGCGAAGCAGACCCTCAAGCTGGGCGGTCACGTTTTCTTCAAGGATGTGCCATGAGCCCACTGTCGTGGAAGGTTGCCGGTTCACTGGCGCTGGTGATACTCGGGGCCATAAGTGCCTGGACGGTTCAGGGCTGGCGGTATGGTGCCCAGCTCGCCGAGCAGTCGCGGTTGCACACCGACACCCTCAATCAGTTGGCCATGGACGGCGCCGCTGCGCAGAAGGCCGAGCAGGACAAACATCTGGCGCTCGAGCAGCGCCTGGCAGCCAGCGACCAATCCCACCATGAGATTTTGACCAATGCCCAAAAAGACCAGGCTCGTCTTCGCGATCGCCTTGCCACTTCTGATTTGCGGTTGTCAGTCGTCCTCGCCCAGGGTTCAGCCGGTGGCTGTTCAGTGCCTGCCGCCACCGGCGCCGGCGGCGTGGTTCATGGAGCCGTTCGTGCCGAACTTGACCCAGCGCATGCTCAACGAATTGTCGCCATCACCGATGAAGGCGACCGGGGATTGATCGCGCTGGCTGCGTGCCAGGCTTACGTGCGGGCTGTAACGCACTGATCTACTTTCTACGGCGAGAGAGCTTGAAAATGGCCGGCTTTCCCTTGTTGCTCATGGTTGCGCCGATAACGTAGCTACTGATTGCTGCCATTCCAGCTTCGGTCAATACGTTGTACCCGCCTCTGACTTTTAGAAGGTCGCCGTTAGCGATGAGGGCATCTATGTCTGGGTATGGAGGAAAGTTATCAATGGTTTCTTTGATCTGCCTGTATAGCTCTGGATCCATCTGCATTTCTGAACCTCCTTGGTATGGCTTTAATCTGCTTAAAACTCGCTCAAGCTATCTTGAGTTTTTCTGACATGGAATGAAAAAGCCCCGACCATTGCTGGTCAGGGCTGCAAGCCTACATCAGTCCTTGATGTAGATTTTGAAAGGCTTGCCAACCGCACGCTGAATATGGCCGTTTTTAAGGCGGCGGGTCCAGCGCAGGATGAACGTACCCCGTTCGTCGGTATAGGTCATGGCCTATCTCCTTTGAATTGTGGCCACTACTCATCAAGTGGACAGAACTGTCGAACGGGACTAGCATATGCACCTGCTACGGAATGCCTCTGCAAGCTGTTCGTATCTGCGGAAAGCGAGTGGAGTACTTTCCTGGCAGGCATAAAGCCTGCCACCTTCTAGCTGGCCACGTCTCACCGTGGTCAGCTAGACATCTTCTATGCCTTCTTTGTTAGGCGCATTTTTTCTCTGCTTCCCAGCCGCTTCCCCCCTCCTTAAAGAAAAGTTCGGTATCCCTTTTCTCCAAGTGGTTGATTTTTTCGAGAAGCTCCCGAACCGTGCTCGCCTTATTTTGACTTTCGAGATACAGGTTTCTTAGGGTCATATCAGCGGTTTTCTGTATAGGGTTCTCCCCCGACTCCCACTTCTTGACGGTTTCTTCTGAGTAGCCAATAACGCCAGCCAGGGATTTTCTGGTCAGCTTTACCTCGCTTCTCAGAAAGCGAAACTCATCGCCATTCAAAAGCGTGTCTTTTTCTACCAGCGAAAAGGCGATGGCTTTGTGCAGGCCTTTGACGTCTTCGATGTGAAAAACAGGCTTGCCATCACTGGATACGCCCTCGGAGTAGCCATTCGCGAGCCACACGTTGGAGAGACCACAAGCTACATAATGGAACTGGTCCATTTCATTTCACCTCAATTGATGCAGACAATACCTCTATCCAGGAGTCGTCCTGGGTTAGGGCAAAAACAACTTTTACAAGTCCTTCATGGGAGTGATGGGAGATTGTTCCACGAGCTTCGTCATCACTGATCTCCAGCCCGCAGCGCAAAACCTCTCCCTCCGTTAAGCAATCCCAAATTTGTGGCATTGACAAGATCCGTGCGCTTGCGAGGTCGTTTATCTCTTGCGAGTAAGCAACCTTTTCCAAGTCGCTCGCAACCGAGTTAACGCGCCTTGTCAGTATCCTTGGGTGGTCTTCTAATTTCGCGACGTTCTGACTGCTGCTATGCATAGGCTACCACCCGCTTTTTTCTTAGTATAGGTATTTAATACCTGTTCGACAAGACCCCATCTGCCAGGCAGCTAACCGCGCCGTCATGGTGTTTGCCGACTTGTTCAAGCGCGCTGACCAGCGAGCGGGATATCTGGCTGGAGTTCCTGACCAGGCCAGAGCCAGTGGAGTGACCTGCCAGCAGGCTTATGACGGATTGGATCGATTGTAATCAATCAGGGGTCATCATGACGGCCAGCGTCATCTTGATGAACTCCTCGTTTCGGTCGATTGCAACCAAGGCACCGCGTACGTTGCCGGCGACCTCGCTTGCACCGCGCTTCTCGGCCCAGATGGTGAGCTCCATGATGGCAGCTTCGAGGGCGAGCTGGTTTTCGTTGATTTTGAAGAGCAGGGAAGGGAGTAGATCTGAGTGCGGCATGTGCTTTTTCCTCCGTGGATCAAGGAAGCGTAGCACCAGGTTACATGAAGGTTTTTTAACGGTCGGCAGAACGCCGAGTGAAGGGGAAACGAGGCTTGGTTATGGAACACTTCCAAAATAGTTATGGAACACACGCCACGCTTCGATATTTTCTCTAGATGCCAGAAACGACAAAGCCCTGAATAATCAGGGCTTTGTCGTATAAAGATGGCGGAGGCGATGGGATTCGAACTCATGGACCTGTTACAGTCGACGGTTTTCAAGACCGTTGCCTTAAAC